GTTGTCCACCGTATCCATGCGTTCGTGGGAAACTTCTATGTTTATGAGCGTGCCAAGTATTCTTGTTAACCATCAACTTGCCGCCCTTCCTCCATGTTTTAAAAACCATCTCATGTGAATCTCCGTAATGAGTGCCGTAACCCTCTGATTCTAAAGCAACTATAGCGTGTTCCCACCAGCTCTTTTTCATAAACCAGCAAGATCCCTGCATAGCAGCTATTTCGTGTATTGGGGTATCTTTTAATTCAGGAATCTTCCAAATTACTCCGGAAAACTTCTCTACCATACCCTCTTTCTCATTGCCAACACGCACTATCTTAAGCTTCATCGCGTCTACTGCTGGCAGATCCATGACCTCCCACTTCTTAGTGTCCAAGAAATAACGACGTGGGGTAACTATCCAGTTATCTTCCATTTGTGATGTAACAATAAGGTCATACCTATCACCAAAACAGGCATGTTCATCTGTTCTCATGAGGTATTCTCCTCTGGACATCTTAACACCTGTGTTTATAGCTTCTCTCATACCAACATTGCCACCTAAATAAAGTGGTCTAACCCTGCTGTCTGCAACAATAGGTTCTTCTGGGGTATAGCCGTCTAAAATAGGAATAATCTCAAGAGCATCACCTAAACCAGACTGCTCTAAAAGAGAGTCTATAGTTTTGTGTAATAAAGGATCTTTATACGATGGAATGATAACGCTAAGCTTAATTTGGTTCTTTACACCTGCTGATGTCATGACCAAATAGTATCACTACTCGTAGTAAATTACAATACTATAAGCAACGGCTGCGGCGTCCTGTTGGGTTGATGGGGTTATTGTGACAGTTATATCACCTGCCATAGGAGTATTGAGTAAAGCACCTTCTACTTTCGTAGTGCTCAATTCATTATACTTGTCGGCCCAAATTGTCGTTACACCTGCATCTGCTAACGACGCTCTAGAAAAAACCGTTGCGCTATGTTTGTCTGTAATAGCTAGCGTATATGTGTCATTATCATCCATTGTTCCTGCTGTAGCCTTTATACCTTTTAGGTATCCGTTTACAGGTACAGAAGCTATAGATCCGGAGGACGCATATCGTGCGACTGTTACATCGACTTCATAAGTTTTTACCATGGGTTTAATTATACAGCGAGTTGGGTCTAAATTCTAGGCCTCTCCTTTATTACTTCTCCTCTAAGTTCCTTTAAAAACAGGGGAGCGTAATACTCGGATATCGCCTTGACCTCTCTAGCCATTATTTTGTCCACATTCTTCTCTACATTATCATTGTGTAAATCTATTAAAACAGTAAAATCAGAAACCTTGTTGAACTTGAGTCCGTCTATTTTCTTGACCTCTTTTACATATTGTTTTTGCTCATCTATTGTCATAGAACTATCTTATCCTTCACGTTAATCTTAGCCTCACCGGTTCTGGAAGCCATCTCTATTAGTCTAACACACTCTAGTAACGAGGTTTTCTTTATATGATCGCAAATTATGTTCCAATCAGCATGCACAGGTATTTCTAGTTTCTCACACTTAAGGCAAAACCCCATATCATCTCCTACTGTTAAAATACCTTCTTTATCGAAAGTTTCTTCAAAAGGGGCTAGTTTCTTCTTCTTCATTTTTTCTAAAACATTTCTTTTAATAGCCATGCATCCTGTGGCTACGGCGTCTACTTTCTGTAACCCCTCTCTCTTATCTGGTCCTACGAATTTCCAAGACACCTTCTTTTTCTTACGTTCTCTTTCAAAAACATGGAAGTTAAATCCTTTCTCTGTTCTGCCGGGATAAACCCCGCCACAGACATCTACATCATGGTCAAGTATTGAAAAGGGATTTTTAATGGGCATATTATCATCATCAAACATAAAGAGAATATCGTAATCACCCTCTAAAAATTGTTTAACTATTCTATTTCTGTTGTTTGGAATTGGGCGGGCCGTTGGTAAAAACAATTCAAAGTCGTAGTTATCTCTACGTTCACTCATCCACCCTATCATCTTAGACTCTAGTCCAGACATAGTGGTTCCCATATGTAGGATATTTACCATGACTTTCTTTCTTGTCATGACTTGATATTACAACAATCCCCTGTGTTTTACAACAGGGGATCGAAGTACTACTCCTCACTAGGACTTACCGAAGGACTCAAACTTGGCGACAAACTAGGAGATGCACTAGGAGATAAACTCACAGATACACTCGGAGAGATGCTTGGCGATAAGCTTGGGGACGCGCTAGGAGATAAGCTGACGCTTGGTGACTCACTTGGTGAAACACTAGGCGACAAACTAACAGACAAACTCGGAGATATGCTAGGTGAAAAACTAGGCGATATGCTCGGAGATAGGCTGACACTAGGCGATACACTTGGAGATAAGCTTGGTGACAAGCTAACGCTAGGAGATACGCTTGGCGATATACTGGGCGATAGACTTGGCGAAGCACTCGGAGACAAACTTGGGGAGATACTTGGCGACACACTAGGCGACAAGGACACGCTAGGTGATGTGCTTGAAGAAGGACTTGGTGATGCGCTTGGTGATACTGAGGAACTTACTGAGTTACTCAGTAAAATCTCGCCACCATCTACTGGTCTGAACATTAGAACTATGTTTACGCCTTCTAAAGATGTGGTGGTTCCTGTAATATCTATTCCCACTCTATCTCCGGCGGCAAACTTAGTTACTTCTACGGCATTAAGCTCTGTATCCTGGCCAGCACTAATAAGTGTTGGGGTTTGAACTGTTGCTGCTGTGCCCTTTAAATCAATAGCTGTTGAAAACAAGTCATTACCTGTTCCAACTGTTTCTGTTCCTCTAAGTTTCTCGACCATTAGGGTTACATCAGAGCCGTCTGTTCCTGCTGTATCATGGACTTCTTGGATCTTAATTAGCTCACAATCTACTGGTACAGCGCCTAAAACACGGTCTGTAAAAGTATTTAGTCCGAAGTATTGCATAGTGAATATATCTCTATGTGTTTCTTTTATATTTCTTCTTTTAATCAATTTTCTTCACCTCTTTCTATAAGAATTTAATTTAATTAACTGTCTATTGGTCTGAATTGAAGAGTCACGACCATAGTTGCTGCTGAAGCTGCCGAACCACTATATACATGGGTTCCGACTCTGTCCCCAGCCTCGTAGATATCTATATCACTTGTTGTGACGATAGTACCATCTTGAACTGTGTTGGCTGTTTCTTCTAGATCGACATCTATTACAACGTCATCACCATTGCCAGATGTCTCTACAGCCTGAAGCCTTTCAACACCTAGAACACCTGCCTGTCCTGCCGCTGTTCCATGAACCTCTTGGACACTTACCAAACGAGATCTAACTGGAATAATTCCAACTACTTTAGATCCTATACTGGCAGATTGAATGCTATTGATAACATAAGTATCTCTTGCATTTTTATCTATGTTTTTTCTATAAATCATTAATATTCACCACCTTTCATAAAAAAACCCTCCCCCGAATGGGAGAGGGTCCTAAGTTGATAGTTTACCCCTCTTTCGAGGATACTCATTTAACGTTTGAAAAACGCTTAAGATTATTGTACGTCTCTTAAGAAGGAATGAGCTTTAGGTTTATCTGAAGTTAGGTCGGCGTACCAATAAAGGACTGCCTCGTAAGCATCAGAACCTGAAACTCTAGAAAGGACTGAACCATCTCTGTCCATCCAAGACCAATCGCTTGTTTGCATGATTTCCAAGTGATCTGTATCTACGAAGAACACAGTGTTGTTAGGACAGTCTTTGTCCGCTACCCAAGGAATACCGTTGTAATCCAGGGCTTTGAAACCTCCGTCCAGGTCCAGGGTATTAACGAACCTCTTATCTGCCACAACTAGGGATGCATAAGCATCTCTTAGTGAGTGGTCTGAGATAATAAGATTTGTTTTACCGCCGTTAGCTTCTACTGAAGTAAGTGATGCCTGAATGAGGTCTAGGGTTATATCTCTTAAAGTACCACTATTACTGTCTGTAGAGTTAGTAGAACAATTCCAATAAGGATAACTTGTTCTGGAGATGTTATGAAGTGTGTCTACGTAAGATCCGTCATCGACGATACCTTTTAGACCCATCATTTCATAAGAATCTGATACTAGAGGAATTCCACCTGCAGAAGCTCCATTATGAGCTCCGGTTCTAACAACAAAGTCATTGTCATCAATATTAGTGTCTAATGCCGCCGAAACCGTAATTTCAGTAGCAGAGTCTACACTTGATACAACAACAGATGAATCGTTAGCTACTCCGTCTGCGTCCCCGGTAGCGCTACCTGCGATGTTGATTAACATTCCCTCCATAATCCAACGAGTTCCAGGATTATCTAGAGTTAGTGTGGTTCCAGTAGCAGGATCTCCATTAACGAGTGCTCTTACAGCAGTTCCGTCATTGAAGAATTGGTAGTTAACATCTGCCTTAAGATCATCGGTAATTCCTTTAATCTCAGACTCGAGTGCTCTAACCATAGCCCCTTTATCGTCCTTGGAAGCTGCGATAGTAGGTCCTGATACTTGAATTCTACCCCTGTTGTATTTAACGTTACCATATGGGTTAGCATATGCTTGGTTACCTGCGGTTGGTAATCCTGTTTCAGTTCCCGCACCGATACCAGAAGATCTAGTAGTATGAGTGGTTATTTGCCACTGTTTACCAGATACATCTCTTTCATTTCTTTCAATTCGTGAAGACAAAATTTTAGTGTTATTTAACTGGCTACGAATAGCGGGCAAATAGTCTATTTTTAGTGCTTCATCAAAGTTTGATAGTGTTTGTGCCATTTTCTTTCACCACCTCTCAAAGCAAAGTAAATACTAATTTATTAAATTGTAAGGTAGGAAATTAAATGCGGTTTAGTGCTCTGCTAGAAGCTTCTCTAAATGTAGAAGCTGCCTTAGTTTCTCCGGGTTTCTTGGGGGCCTTTGTACTTGTGCTTTCAGTAACTGTACCTCCAGATTTACCCTTCATAGCCTGTTTTATCTGATGATCTAAGTAACTATCCCAGTTAAGTCTTTGGTACAGAACCTCGGGATCATAGATCTCGTTGTTAGGTTTCTGCATCTCTCTTAGAACTTGAACCTTGTCAAACTTCTTTAGACCGTCTCCGCCAGGATATTTCTTAGTAAGTTCATCTAATCTTTTCTCAAATGCAACATTACCTTGTTTTATCTCAGCTTCTTTGTCCTTTTGACTAAGTGCCTCTTGTATTACGGGGGATACGATTTCTACTATAGCCTCCCGAATAGACGGATCAACATCATCTAAGAGCTTATTCTGGGAGATAGACTCCTCAGCCGCTTTCTTATTCCTGTCCTCGGCCTCCTTACCTTGGCGTTCTATATCAGCCAACTTTTGAGACCTTCTAGTGAACTCTGGGTAAAAATTCTCCTTCCACTCTTTAGATAGTGTAGAAGCATCTACCTTTCTACCATCGGGTAACTCAAATAAGTTATCCCCTGGCGTTTCACTTTCTTCTGTTGTTTCCGACTGTTCCGTCTGGGTTGACTCTTCTGGAGTTCCCGTTTGGTCTTGGTCTACAGTTTCTTCGTTCATAATTTTATGACTCCCTATTGGGTTGGTCATGATAAGTATACTTCACCCCATGTCATGTCGTCAAGGCATGAAGTCTACAGCCGTTTCCCCGGAACTATTCTCGACGAATTTATCTCGTTCTCTTTGGTTGGTGATTTTAGCTAATGCCATGTAGTTGGTTCTCCCCTTGTACATGAACTGCAAATAATTGCTTTACTTCATTAGGAGCACCTTGGAACATCTCTGTTTGTGTAAAGTCCATATGGCTCTGGGTGTGTGTTAAATCTGCTCCCTGAGTTGGGGGAACCTCATTACCCTGCATCATCTGCATGTTCTCTTTATCTGCTAAGTCCTGCATCTCTTGGTTGGGGTTTTGTTGGGGCTGTTGTTCCCCACCTCCGGCATGTCCGGCTATAGCAAGATCCATCTCACCCTGCTCCATTCTCTGCTCTTTGGCTTTGGCTGATAGTTCTTCTACATTAGCGAATTCGAATTGTTTTAAAACCTCTTCTGCTGGTATTATTCCCATCTCTGCTAACTTCATCATGGTTTCACGTTTAGCTTCTAAGGTGTGACCTAGCCAAGAACCTATCTTGACTATTACCTCGTTATCCCCTGTTATGATGGTGGCACCTTCTGGTCGCTGCTCGGATCCTTCTCCAATTACCTTCATATACTCTTGGTTTTCCTCCGCATCTGAGATCTTTATTATTCTTGAGACCTGATATTTCTCTGCTACTATATTTAAAATTCTCTCACCTATAACTGAAAGGAATGATTCTAATGATTGTGTTAGTCCTGTAAGATTGTTAGCGTCTGCTGCCTGTATAGCTTCCAGGGTCTTTCCTGATCTAGCACCTGCTGGTAGTCTTCCTACTGCGGCATCATGTGCGCCCATTAAATCTTCCATATAAGTATTGAGTTCTGTTGTTACTGCATCATAACCTGTTGGCATAGGGTTCATGGTCATTTGTGTAAACTCTCTCTTAGGATTGATCTCTATGATCTCACCCATCTCGTTTGAAATAACCCCGGCCCCATGACCTTTCTCGGCTACGATTCTGTAAACTAAGGCCTGATTCATATACATAATCTTCTGGGATACACTTCTATCTATGGCTTTGTTTAAAGGAATTGAGTCTGTAACCCACGCTCTCTGGTAAACCTTTAAGGGGTTCATTTGTATCTGGTAAAAGTAAATTGGGTATTCTTTGTCTGCGAGATCCTCCTCAACGAGTACCTGATCTCCTGCGTATGTAAATAGCTTAATGTTTCCACCAGCGTCGTTTTTTTCATCATCCCATAGATGGAACTCTTTAATAGTAGTAGTCTTTATGGCCTGGTCTTCCTTGCCCCTTCCTGTTTCTTTTCTTATTAGCTTTGCCTTTAGTCTGGAGGTTGCTAGGTCTTCGTCTGATTTCACTTCTTTCCTGCTCTTTTCATCATATCTCTTATCACTCTTTACTTCGTCTAGTGACTTAACTATGGTTTTGGCTACGAATCTACCAACAATTCTTCCGGCGTAAAGTCTAGCGTTTCTATCAAACCAGATATCAAAAGGGTCGTGCAATCGGACACGGACGTCCCCTATCCCACCTGCGGCGTTCTCATCCCAATCTATCTCTACTATACCTACTGAGGTTGAGAGTCCTGAGTCTACTACTCCTCCAACCATTTGTTCTAGGTGGAGTTTTCTAAATATAAAGTCTAAGGTTTTACCTATCCTGCGGGCATTTATTACTGTTTCCTCGTCTGTATCTCCGGGTATGACATCCCATTTGGGCTGGGTTCTAGTAACGTAGTTTAAAATAGCTCTTTTGGTAGATCTGATCTTGTTAATAACCATTCTTACCTCACCACGTGATCTTGGGGGATTTACGTCTAAGGTTCCTGTAGCTGTGTTATATGCTAAATAGTGATTACCATCTTCAAACTCAATGTTCTGATACCACTCTAAGTCTCTCTTCTCACGGGCTTTCTTAGTATCTGTTAATAGGGACTCACAATAGGAAATCTTCTCACCGTTGTCTAACTTACTCCATTTTTTATTTTCTACCATTATCATTTATATGTTGCCTTCACAATTTTCTCTACTCCTGCTTCTTCCATTGACACGTAAGGGTCTGGGTCATCTTTTGGTGAATCTTCTGCCCTATCGTTTATTACATCCTTATATTCTGTGAGACTGTCACTCATTAGTTTTAACTGTAGAGACTCGCGTTCCTCTCTGTTTTTAATGTCGGTGTAGACCATAAAAGAGAACTGCAAAACTATCACAGCGAAAAGAATTATATTCATAAGCTAATTATACCTTAATACTGCTCTCCCATGAAAGGGTCTACGTATTTTTCTAATTTAGTACTACTCTTGTTTAATAGGTCTTGTAATAGACTTCCAGACCCTTTAAAAGGTTCGTCGGGGGATACAGCTGAATAGGCTATGTCCTCCACATCAGTCAAAGCATCTATCATATCGTCTCTACGACTCCTTGGGAAATGTAAGATCTGCTCCTCTAATTCCCACATATCTCTCTTAATAAAGACTTTTCCTCTTTCAAACCTGGGTTGTAAAACTGATCTAATTCTAATCTCTTTTCTAACCTTCGGTCTGGATGTAATCTCTACTAAAGGAAGATAGATGTTTCTGCGGTTCTCTTCGTCGTGTATTGGAGACATTATTCCTTGGGCCTGCCCTATTACTTCAATAGTCATGGTTTCGGGCTTCCACTGTAGCCTAACAGCAAACAACTGCTCTATGAGTTCGTTGGTGGTCCATTGCCCGCTGCGGGTCTCTAGAATCCACCAATTATTATGCATATCTACCCCCACTATAACTATGGAAGACTCGTCAGCGTCTTCTGATTGACTCACTGCGGGATCACAAACGGCAAAAATGTTTAAATGTTTAGGCAATTTGTTGTCCTCACCCTCACCGTAATATAGAATCTGCTCCTTCTTAATCAGGGCCGAGCTTTCATCTACAGGGTTGTTGAGATAAAAAGATGAAAAGACATAAGAACCTTGTAAAGCACGTAACTCTTTTAGTTTTTCCTCGTTTAGAAGCTCCGGGAAATAGAGACTACCGTCATCGTTGTAGGCCCCACGTATATAAATGTCTATCTCTCCTGGGAATTTATCTAAAATCCAGCTATAAAGCTCGTAGTAAGACCAACGAGTACCAATAATTATCATTTCACCATCGTAATCTAATAAACTAAAGGCCCTCTTCCACCAATCGATCACCTTGTCAGATTGGTAACGGGTGCTGGAGTTCTCTAGGTTGACCAGATCGTCAGCTATTATCATACTATAGTGCCTGGAGACCAGGTTTCCGCCCACTCCTGCTGCTGAAACTGAGGGTTCTCTGGCAGAAAGTGATCTGCCCAAGATCTCTATCTCATCCTCATTCCACTTAAGTTCTTTGGAGTAGAAGTCCCCGTACAACTCTTTTAAATGAGAGTTCTTTCTCAGATGTTCCTTGACCTCACCCATGAAGTTCTGGGAGTTAGCAAGCGTAGCGTTGGCTATTAATATTCTACTGTTTCTATCCTTACATAGGGCCTGGATGGTTCTACCTGCGGTGAAGAAGGTGCTCTTAAAGCATGCCCGTGGTACTAGAATCATCTTAATACGAGCCTTAGACTTCTTATACCAGCGGGTCCATTCTCCGTGGACGTGGTCTACTAAGAGGTCCTGGCGTTTCTTTTCAGACTCTAGAATATGCTTATTAAAGTAAAACAGATCCTTTAAACCCCTCTCTTTCTTTTTGATAAGGAGGTTCTTATAAAGTTCTTGTTTCGCTGTCATATTTCTCCAGTGCCTCCTCCACATCACTACGGGACATCCCTAACTTGAATAATCCTCTGGATGAAGCTAGACCTTGTATTGCCTTCCATCCCATATTGGAATACTTTGTATCAGAAAAAGCGACGTCTTTATCGTAAGTTTGGGTGTGCTCCACTAAAGGCGCTCTGGCCCTCCTAATTGCGTGTTTAGCTATGTGGTCTGGTAAGGCTTTTGATTCTCCCGGCTTAAATACATGTGGCTCTCCGCCGTATCTAAACTCCACTGTCTTTTTTGTTGGATTGAACATTTGCATCTTCATCACCTACTTTCGTTACTTTAAATAAATTCTTCCCGGTTCTCTTATTATAAACGATAAGGGGTAAACGGTTTAAATAGGAATACATTTTTCTATTGAAATCTCTAACTTTAACCCGTAACATGACCTTATTATAAGGGTTGTCATGACATACGTCAAAGCAATTGGTCTTGGAGTTCTTTAATCTTTCTATCCAGGTCTTCTTCTGAGATGTCTACATTTAAGTTTAGTGACTCTTTTCTCTCTGCTGCATAGACTCCTGCGATTTTATTTATCTCCTGAACAAACTTAAGTCTTGTGTCATGGTTAGTCCTGCCCTCTTTATCTAAAGCTGTTAGTCCTTCTAAGAGAACTCCTTCAGTCTCTGAGTTGGCTCCTATGATGTTCTTCTCTACTAAAGAAGCTACTAGGGCTCCTCTAAAGTTAGAGTTGTTCATATTATAACTCACTACTGATTTGGCGGAATTTCTATTCTTAACGTCGTAAAACTTCTCCACAGACTCTACTATCTTAGGGTTCTTACCTTGTCTGATCTTGTTAGCAACATCTTTTATTACCAGGTCTTGTTTTACACTGAGACCGTGGGGGTTTTCTTTTGTCTTTTTTATAGCTGTCATTTGCAATTACATTCTACCATGATAAAATAAATACGAGCTCATGGGTCCGGGCAGTTCCTGTGAGCTTATTTAATGAAAAGAACCCCTCCTATATTTCTATATTTGGGGTCCTGCTCTCACTTCCATCTTCCTCCTGTTTTTTTAAATCTCGCCTCAATAAGTCTTGCTGACTTGCTATCTTTGTTTGCAAGGTGCTTATGAGCTTGGACGTGGTGTTCCTGACACAAGAGTTTGAAATTG